ATCATTCTTATATGAAATATCAACATTAAAATAGTTATAAATCTTATCTATATACTGAACAACAAGATCGGTTAGTGCGTTAAGCTTTGCTTGGTCTTTATATTTATATGTATCATGCGAAGGGGATATCGTCATTTTGGCTTCCTAATTGATTGTCGTCTATAAGATTGGTTCCATCTTCTAATTCAAAAGCTGTTTTACCTTCTATTAATTTTCCATACTTTCCAATCATGTTAACATTGATATAGTCTTTATCTTGAAGACCTTCTCCATGTCTTGCAATAAGTGGTACGAGTTTTCTGTTTCCATTCTCAGGACCGTCTTTAGCGATTTCTTCATCAGACTTAGATTTATATATACTAAAATTGGAACATAGCCAAATAATTCTGTCTGATCCACTAGCAGTATCTGTAGATTCTTTAGTAATACCATCTCTATTCAATTGTATAAAGGCTAAAATGGGAACTTCATATCTAATTGCAAAGTTATGTAAGGAAGTCATCAAGAATCCTAATAATTGATATTCTTTCATATCTCCTTTAATATCAGATGATTCCATAATTTTTAAATAGTCATAAACAATAACACAGTCTTTGGCTTTTCCTTCTTGATTAAGTCCTACTTCTTTGGCAAGCCACCGTCTCATAATTGATAATTGATCTTCAAACGGTTTGCCGCTAATAGAGGTGTGATAATAAGGAATGTCTTTCACATCTTTAGCGGTATCCCTTATTTTTTGATTTTTATAACTGTTAGCAGCAAACTTACCAGTTTCGATGTCGCTAATAGCAACCTCTGTTAACATGGCTATGCCACGATCTTGGTGGTCTTTACGTACCATTTCTGTGTCTAAATTTAATACTGGAATGTTTAAATGACGAGCTATGTGAATTCCAGCATTTTCTGCAAAAAGAGTTTTACCGACTTTAGGTCTTGCTCCAATCACATTTACCGTTCCTCTTCTTAATCCTCCTCCAATAGCAAAATCATAACGATCAAAACCTGTCGGAATTCCCACTTGATCTATAGGATTTTCAGCTAAACTATCTAATCTGTCTGCGATATCTGAAAACACTTTTTGTGGAGCTTCATCATTGTCATTTAATAATGAAGCAAAATCAAAAATCGATTCTTCAGCAATACCCAATATCTGTGATATCGGTTCGTCACCTTTAACATTAGTATATTTATCTTTAGTGGATTCTAATTGATCATACATCATCCTCGCTATTTGAAGCTTCCTAACTTTAGCAGCCATTTTCCGTACATTGTTTAGTAATACGGGAAACTTCATAATAGCAGATAGGTGTTGAACTTCTTCTTTATTAGATACTAAATCATGTAAACCAATCTCTTTTGCAGACGATAAAATGGTTGGCAAGTCTATAGTTGTGTTAGGATCTTTCTCCATTATATGTTTTAAACAAGCATAAATCATACAATTAGATTCAATAGTAAAACTTTCTGTATTTACTAAATCACCTACATCATAGTATGCTGCTGAGTTATAACGGCAAATACCGGCTAATACTGCTCTTTCCGCAGGAGCATCAGATAATAGCATTTATGTTTTTCCTTACACTCATTATATTCCAGTAGGTGTCAATCCCCAGTCTGAAACACCTCCGAAATAAGATATTGGGACGTTATGTTGTTTGGTAATTGTATAATCTGAGTTGTTGTTTTTTATAGAATATTCCAACCCCCAATATTCGGCCTGTTTCTCAGAGTCGAAAACCAGTCTTATTGGATAACCATCTTTATGCTCGTAAGTAAGTAAATACATATCGTTCCTTTCATCGCTGCGGACGACCTCGACATGAACACGAATTACATCTAAAGCGATTTGTTTCGGGTGGAATTAGAGCTGGAGATACTTGAAACTCTTTTGAGCACTCTATGCATTTGATTGATACCTTTTGAAACAAGGGGCCTTTTGACATTATACCACCTTCTTTTGGTTTGTCAAGCCCCTTCTCCTTATCAAACTTTTCTGCGGATTTTAATTCTGCTTTTTCTTGCGGATTAAGTCGAAGACTATGCATAAAATCAGACTGTTCTTTTTTCTTTACAACTTTCTTTTTAGCAGTTTTTTTGACTGCTCGTTTTTTATTTCTAGGTTTCTTTGTAGTGGCCTTACTAATAATGTTTGCTAGATTAAAAAGTTCTTCCTCTGATAAACCACTGAGTAAATCTGCTAGCTCTTTTTTATCAGCCATTTTTCAGTCCTTTTGATCTTTGAACGTTAAGAAAAACATCACTCATATTTTTCATAGAAGACGATAGGTATGTTAAACGATCTGCTCGTTGTTGCGCATATCTTTTAATATCCGCTATCTTAGTTGTATACCCATCCTCTTTTACAGCTTGATTAAATTGACTTTCCCATGAACCTCTATAGGATTGTTCTTTGCCAGCAACGGTGCTTTTTAAAATCCTATCGGCCCAATTGATACGAGCCACTTCCCTATTGTAGCTTCTTTGTATGTGAAATGCTAGGGATGATATCAACAGTGCTGCTTCACCACATTGTTCAGGTGTAAGTTTTTCAATTTGGCCCCTTGTTAGCTGTAAGTACTGCTTAGCTGAATCATCATGAAATTCATTATTAAATTGAGGAAGTCCTAATGTAGATTCATATTCATCTAAAACACTGTCTAACTTTGCCAATCGTTCCCTTGCAAGATCCTGTTTTTCCATTTGTGTTTGTCCTCGTTAAATGGCAATTCAATATAATTGAGATTATTAAGTTGACACCATTCTTTTAAATCATTATCCCGACGTTTTTGATTAATGAAGTCTTGTGCCGAGCTATGATAAAGAGTGTTAAATTTATAGTGCTGTTCTCCATGAACCTCTATGACTGTTTTTACAGTATTAATATAGAAATCAACAAACACCTTTTTATTTTTTCTGAGCCGTACAGGAACTTCCTCACAAATTTGTAAAGTAGGATGTATTTCTTTCAGTAAAGACCTAGCTGTAAGGTGTAATTTAGATCTTGGCCTTGCATCATTTGCTCTTATAAAGCGTTGTTCTATTTTCCACTTATATGCATAACCATCTAAGTCAATAATATTCATTGGCTTGGTTCAGGTTTGGGCTTGGGCAGAAGTACTGGAAATCTCTTGGCATCTTCGCTAATACTTGTTGGCTCTTCTGAAGCCCTATGTTCTATTGGCATCTTGATAATTTCTTCATACGAAGGCATGGGAACGTTTTCGTCTATAGCCCATAAAATGTTTTGTTCTTTTGCCCATTTTCTCATACGTCTAACCGGTGCTATTAAATTAAAGGTTTCGCCAGCACCACGCACCAACATTCCTACATACCTTCCTGTTTGCTCTCCCGACGATTCAGTAAGAAACACTCCTCCACCAGAACTTCCCGGAAATGCTGGAGCACTTGTCTGATCAAAAACAACACCATCACCCGTACCTAAATACAACACCCTTCCTACCTTGGACATTATACCACGGGTCATGGAATTAGAACCTACCTGACCCAAAAGACTGCCCACATGATAGAGTTCGGTGCCTACTGGTACAGGATCATCTCCTTCATAAAAAAGAATGTTTTGATCAACAAAGTCTCTTTTTCTTACTAGTAACAATGCAAGGTCTTCTCCACTATCAGAGTGGCTATATTTTAGAACTTTAGCATCCATCTTAATTTCACCAACACGACGACCCTTTTCTACTAATTCCTTAATGATTTGAGCATCTTTGAATTCAACAATCTTTATCGGCATTCCTTCTTCAATTGTAGTCCTTACAGATCTTAAATTATCTACTACATGAGCAGCGGTCCAAACAAAATTAATTTTTTCCGTCCTGTCTGTTCCAATAGGAACGTCTCTAGTAATAATAACCCCTGATCCTTCTGCATTTCCAGCCTTCACTGTCACAGAAACATCCTGTAACTTTTGATAGAGTTCTGCATTACCGGCAAATACCCTAGAGACACTAGCCAAAATTAATAACGTCATCCATAATGTTTTTTTCATCATACTTACCTTTCTATTCCAATCATAGAGAAAATGGTTTTTTCAAACTCCTTATATTGATCTGGATTATCTTCTAAATATTTAGCCAGATTGTTTTGACCCTGTATTTTTTCCTCGTTAGGCAAAGTTATCCATGCTCCACTTTTTTTAATGATGCCAAAATCTATTAACAAATCCGCCAATTCCATCTCTTTCCAGATTCCTCTACCATATTTAATATGGCTATCTACTTTTTGTCCCGGAGGTCCGATAGCAGAGGTGACTACTTGCCAATGTATTGTTTGTCCAATTTGTGTGTCTCCCTGTACAATAGGACTGATATGACTAGCATGTAATTTAACATCTACTTGATACTTTAAGGCGGTCCCAGATTTTTCTACCTTTGCTTTGCCTTTGCCAAATGCAACGTTAGCCATCAAGTGTGTAATTCCTACTACAGTAACTTTATTAATTGGTAATACATTAGAAATGCGTCTACAAAATTTAGACAGTACTTTTTGAACTGTCATGACTTGCTGATCAGTTAAATCTCCCTTTAGTTCTGCGTCGCTTGATAGTGCTGAAAAAGAATCGACTACACAAACTGTTTCTGGTTGTGTATGAATGATTTGATCAAAAATACTTAAGTACTTTTCGGCGGATAAAATATTCCCTTGGGTAGAGCCTATTATTTTTAATAACTCAGGATCTGCTTGTAAGTCTTTGATTCCTTCTATATCTCGTTTACGTAAACGACCTTCTATATTCCCATAATAAACAGGACGTTTAAGCTGCTGGGCATTGGCACAAAAGGTGAGAGCGGTAACTGTTTTTCCTATTTTTTCAGGTCCGGTTAGAATAAACAAAGAACCTTCGGGAACTCCACCACCCAATGCAATATCAATTTTAGGACTAACAGGAATAATCTCTAGTATTTCATCTGTTATTGAGGATGGGTCATGAAGAACATCTCCATATTCCTTAATAATATCTTTTATCATTCCAAATCCTCTAGCTTAGATACAATAGATTGTTTGCTATTGTTACTATCGAAGCTTTCTTTTTTATTAAAATTGTAGGGTACGTTTTGTTGGGTGGAATTGGTTGTTTTTTCTACAAACTTATATTCGTTTAATTTATTATGTACCCACTTTGGTCTTAAGCTTGTGATATAGCGATGGTCTTTTAAAAAAGCAATAATCTTATCTACTGAATGTTGCAGTATTAACTTATTAAGACTACGGTTAGTTATCTGTTGATCATAAAGTCGTTTCCATTCAGGAAGATCTAATGACTTGGTATAAAATCCTCTTGGAAGCTCTTTTTTTTGCTTAATAGCCTGATTTTCACAGATTAATTCTACAATATACTGTCTTCCAGTTACCCATGCAAAACCATCCTGATCAATCTTAGGTGAATATCTGGATGGATAACGACTAGTGTCCGATCTAGTTTTAGCCATTAGTTGTGTATTTTATGAACCCAAGGAGAACTGGTATCTTTTTTAGGAATTGTAGTCACTCTATCTTTTGTAACATCTCCACGAACTGAAGCCGCCTCTGTCATAATAGAGACACCCTTGCTACCAGTAGCAGTTTTATTGATATATAATTGCTCTCTAACCGCCTCTGATTTAAGCGTTTCTACTTCTTTTCCAACGACATGATCACTTCTGTCTAATTGCAAACACATGTCTTGAATAGAAATGTCTTGTGCAATCATACCCTTTATACATGCCGACTCAATAACGGTAAGCTTACCCTTTTTCATAACAGTTCCCTTTCTGCGTTGTGTAAATACGCAATGTTCTTAGTTCTTAAAAAATCTCTGTAAAATTCAAACGCTCTTTTGCCCACCTCTGTAAATTTCCATTCAAATTTACCTGCATGTCCAAGTCTTTTAGATGCCGTTCCTTCGCTAAACATACCTATGGGATTATATAGTCTACCGTATTTCCCTCGTTTAGCATAATATTTAGTTCTTTGACCAATCGTTATTTTTATTGCAAAAGCATCTGGAGATTCTTGTGCCTTTTCAGCATCTAATTTAATGCATGGGTATTGATCATTTTCAAGATACTCTTGTTTTCCTGTGATAGTATAAACAATCTCTGTACGTTTAGCCTTTTTTTTAGTCTTCTCTTTATTAATTACATGCGTTTCGGTTTTCTTTTTTGCAATCTTTTTTTTAGCCATAACATATCTCCTTAGTTAATCTTTCGTCCACTGTGTTCCATGATCGGGTTTTTCCATACGACTCATACCTTGAGGTAGCGGACTTCCCCCTTCTGTTTTCTTAGTTTTAAACCCTTCTTTCATATCTGCTAACTGTGCTTTGGTATATTTAGTACTTTGTTTTTCTGCATATTGACCTATAGTTTTACAGTCAGACAAGCCTACAGATACAAACGTGTCAATATTGTCTTCAGCAAAGTCCCTATATAAAACACCTCCGCAAGAATCGCACTTTATCGTTTTTGATTTATTCGAATATTCAGATATTGTACAGACCAAAGACGTATTGTCTGAACACTTTTCACAGATAAAGGTGTATTCCGGCATTGATATTCTCCATAAGTATTATACCTTCAAATTTGGCATTCGATAACGTATTTTAGACTCCTAGTAAATTTATTTCGATTGAAGATCCCCACCAATATAAATAATATAATAAAGTAAGCTGCGCTAAAGCCAACATTGTCGCTATACCGATAGCATGTTTTGGACTGTAGTGTAATATAGTATATAGCATACAGATAACTGTATAGGTTCCGATCATTTTACACAAAATAAATATAGAAACATCGCCATCGTCTAAATGTATTAAATATTGACCGATGGGATTTTGTTCTACAGATATCATAAAAGAACGGTTTTTACTTAACCAGTATGTATCTATTGCTGCAACTAATACAATAATTATACTACAAATATGTACGATTCTTTGTGGTGTTAGCCATAGTGGTATCAAACGCATTTCGACCACCCACACTGAGTACAAGTAACACAACCCTCTTGACGAATTAATCCCCCACTACTACACTCTGGGCAAGCACCCTCTTCTTTGGCACCATTGGGGATATACTTTTTAAGCGCCCTAGCCATACTTTTTGCTAAGCACGTCATTTCTCCTCTAACCTTTTCAAGCTGTTGTACAACCATATGTATGTTTGCGCCATGCCTAATTGAAGTAGAAGTCATTCTAGTTAAGGCATCTTCTTCTGCGCTACAAGTAGCATTAATAGGACACATTTCTAAACCATCATCTAAAATGGCCTTATATACTCCTTTAGGTCTACCTAATTTGATTACAACTCCTGTTTTTACTTTTTTATTAATAAATCCATTTTTTCCAGCAAACACTTCATATGGCTCATCATTATATATACCGACAATAACAAAGTACTGTTCTCCCTTAACTGTTATATGATGCACATTACATGGAAGCTCTCTAGGTCTTGCTGGAGAATTAGTTTTTTGTATTTTATTTAAAGAAGAAGACTTTGATAGTACATTGGTCATTGTTCCAGCTCTATAGGTTGTGAATCCTTTAATACCTTTTTCCCATGCTTGCTTATATACATTTTTAAAATCGTCATAAGGATAGTCGTTAGGTAAGTTGATAGTTTTAGAGATAGCCGAATCTACCCAATGAGCAAACAGAGACATGGTATTAACGTGTGCTTGAACATCAAGGTCCATAGTACAAGCTGCCCATCCAGCTTCTGCATTCCATTTTTTTATATTCTTGAGATGTGAAACACCATAATCTTCAACCCATTCTTCTTTTAATAATCCTCTAGTTCTATCAAACTTCCACGTTTTATCTTCAAACTTAGTTGCTAATAAATCTTCATCCCCCTCCTTAACCCAATTCCAATTTACTTCGTTGTCTTCAACGCTTTCTAGATCAAAGGTTTTATTTTTCCAGTCTATATTTTTGGGAACAGGCAACCCTTCAGGTGCGGCTGGTTGGATTGAGGTGCGAATATACCCATGCATAAACAATGGCTCTAATCCTCCACTAACCAAATTTGCAAAACACGAACTATTTCCCGTTGGCTGTATGGATGTGACATGAGAATTACGCATCCCATGTTCTTTTATTAAATTGGTGGTGCTACGGTCTAGTCTTTTTATAAACTCACCTTTAAGATAGTGATCCTTGTCGTACAACGGGAATGTACCCTTCTCTTTTGCCAATAAAGCAGAGGCTTTATATGCTTCGTTAGTAAAAAACTTCATTAAATTTTCTGTAAGCTCTAATGCTTTACTACTTCCATATTTTATACGCGCCATGAGCAGAGCAGACCCATATCCTAAAATGCCTAATCCTATACGTCTCTTCTCTTTCAAATTTTCTTTTTGATTTTTTAATGGTACGTGGGTTTTATCGTTTACATTGTCCATAAAACGAATAGCTGTATGAATAGTTTCTTTTAGTTCTTTATATTTCCATGTTTTATTTTCAGGATCAATAAAATGTACTAGGTTAATAGAGCCCAGTAGACATACTCCTCCAATGGGTAATACTTGTTCTCCACATGGATTGGTAGCGTTGATCCACTCACAATAATGTAAGTTGTTCATTTGGTTCATGTGGTCTACAAAAAGTACTCCGGGTTCGTTACGATTATAGGTATTTTCCATAATCAAATTCCATAGATCTCTTGCAGATTCGAATTCACGATAAACCATAATAGATTCTTCGTCATCTATTAAAGAAATCCAAGATTTAAGATCTCCATTCCAATTCGTTTTATATTCATTAGGATATTTTTCATAATTGGGAAATACAAGTTTCCAAGGCATGTCTAGTTTTATTGCGCCCATAAACTCATCAGTGCATAGAACAGACATATTAAACTTAGAAAGTCTACCGGGAGTTTTTTTAGCTTCAATAAATTCTATAACATCAGGATGCCAGCAACTCATAGTAACCATTTGCGCACCCTTACGTATAAAATGTTTTTGATCTTTGCGTGCCTTTTTTCCAGAACCAGCGGTAATGATTTCTGAAGACTTGTCCCATAACTCTAAGAATTTTACAGCACCCGGAGATTGATTGCTAATACCGCCAATATGAGAGCCACAAGGTCGAAGCGTATCCACACAAAAACCGTAACCACCCTCGCTTTTTAAGATTTGAGCCTGTCTCAATAGGGTAGTATAAATACCTTCGATAGAATCTAGATCCTTACCTTCAAATCCATCTACAAAACAATTAATGTACGTAGTACCTTTTAATCCAGTACCTGCATTAGATGTAATTCTACCACCGGGTACAAATTTAAAGTCTTCAAGGACTTTATAAAATTTATTTGCCCATTCTTCTTTATTTTCTTCAATCGAAGCCAAATCTTTAGAAACCCTATGCCAAGTATCTTCGATACACAAGTCATTTTTAAATTTATATTTTTGTTCCCATGTTTCATAGCTAAAGCTATTCGTAAACCTTTCCGTCATAACCATTCCCTTTATTGTTGCATTTCCAAGGTTGATATATCATATTCATACAATTTAGTGTCAGCATGTTTAAACAACCATCTAGCCGATGATTGATAATCATTTTCTTTTAAACAGTGTACTTCTTTGATTCCAGCATTAATAATTGATCCGCTACATTGAATACAAGGAACTCCACACCAACAAAACATAATTAATCCTTGAGCGGGAATTGGTAATTTATTTAAAGCATTTCTTTCTGCGTGTTGACAAGAGCACAGCTCTGATCTTTCGCCTGCGGCGTATCCTAATATTTTACGTGGACATTCATTGCATCCTGCAAGAAATTTATAAACGTCTCCATTATCTTTTTTAGGTTGAATATTTTGAATAAAGCTAAGTTGGTTTTTAAGATGTTTAGAATCGGCATAGATTTCCAATATATGCATTCGTTCGCTATTTGAAAGTTGAGGCCAGAAGAAATTTTTAAAAAATTCTATTTCGTTACAGTGGGGTGTCTTCTGTGGGGGACCGTTATATCCTGCGCCTACTATGCCATTAGTAGTAGGATCGACTATGACAACCCCTACCTGTCTAGATAAACATGGGTTCTGGTCATTGGCCATTTCCCTTGCCAATCTCATATATTTCCTAATAAATTTATCCTTCACCTTTATTTCCTATTGCTTTTTAAATGGCAGAATATTTTCATCTAGTTCTTTTTGACGTTGCTTTTTTAACATTATTATCAACGCACCTACAGTATGTATATACTTGCCTATTGGATATTCCCTTGAGAAAATATTTAAGACCTTCGGGTGGAATTTCAGATATAACATATCCCTTGCCGTTGCACTGAGAACATCTAGTATTATTATACAACCGGGCTATCAACGGATCGAATATTGATCTGTATAAAAATGGTTTTTTTTCTTCTGTTTTGGAATCCTTAGTCATTTTATCAATCCTTTTCTATTGTAAATTGATATTTAAAAAGTGCTGAGCGGGCAAGATCGGCAGGTGCAACCGCAGTATCTGCTAAATACGGCACAGGATCAACGTAAGCCATTCGATATGCATATGCAACGGCAGTACTACAAACAAAAACTTTCGTTGGGTCATCGTCTTTCATATTTTGTGGTGCTAATCGCAAAAGTGGAGTATAATGTTTGACCAATTTCCATATATTTTTCCATCCATATGGAAGTCCTGTCAATAATATTAGTATGCTACTGATTTTCGATGTTACTACTTCCGTAAGTTCATATTTGATATCGTCATATTCAATGGTTTTAGCTGCACGAAAAACGTCAATATCTGCTAAGTTTTCGTCCACCTGACTTTTAAGCGAAATAGAACGACCTCCTTTAAATTCTCTAAACTCTACGCACTGTAAATGTTTGCCGTCCCAATGCGCAATACCAACATGACTATGAACACCAGATCCATATCTTTTTATTAGCCATGAGAGCATTCCTTTACCTTGGAATAATAGCACATCTCCTTCTTTAATAAGGGATTTGGCTTGTGAATACGGTATGTTAGTCATGACTATGCCAGCTCGTGTTAATAGCTTTTATCGATTGAGAAAGTGTAGCGATTTGGATTTTTAATTGATTAATAGCTTCCGTATTTTGTTCTAACACTCTTTGTAATTTTTCTTCTTGTTTCGATATTCTATTATCTTGAACTGCCAAGGCACTATGATACATATCTAATTTTGTTTCAATAGAAACTGTTTGTTGTTTAATCAGAAGAAGGGCTTCTTCACGATTAATGTATTTGCCACCTATCATCAGCCAGAATCCTGCCATACTTACTATACATAGTCCCAAAAAAAATATTAAGTCTCTTGTAAAACTATTATCTTTCATGGCTCTCTCGTTATAATGTTAAAGATCTGAGAAAAAAAAGGATCTCGGCCTTCCAAGATCCCTTCGTTTTAATGGTTGGTAACCGAGTTTACCAGAGGTATCTTGCTCCATATCCACTTTGAACTGGATTAGGATTACCATCGCGATAAGTAATTCTACCCGGAATATCTTGTGTCGTATTTGCAGCAATATCAGTACCCGATGATCGAATAGTTGCAGAAGTATCTACGCCTCCAGCAATATCATATACACCTGACTGAGTATTAGTAATAGAACTAAATGTTCCATTAAATATATTCCAGTTACCAGCAACCACAGCTGTCTTATAAAAATAAGTTTTAAGCACGTCTATTTGTAACGGAGTATAGGCTACGTTTGCACTATCAGACTGACCGCCTTGCAAGGTTGTATTTGCTATGCCTGCAATCGTAGTTTGAGCAACACTAATAACTTGTGTCCCAGCATTAATTGACACTGCCGGATTTGCAGATACAACACCACCAACGCCAGATACGATAGTGATAACAGGATTGCCTTCTCCAAAAGTAGACGCTGACCAGTCAGTTGTGTCAGCAATGGTTCCTCCCCCACGAACGTTGCCGTGACGATTGTCGATGTAACTTGGAGAGCCATCGGTATATGATCCAGTAATAATAGGGAGGGTTGTAATATTAGTAATAAAAGCCATAATTAAACCTTCTTTCTATACAATGATAGAAAAGTTTTTATCCTATAGTTCCTAACAATTTAAATTCCTATCCAATATATTTTACACCAAATATTTAAATTAATTACCAGTTATTGCGAGGCTGATAACCGGTTTGAACTGGATTAGCACTGCCGTCTCGAATAGTGATACGACCCGGAATATTTTGTGTTGGATTAGCGGCAATATCAGTACCGGATACCTTATATTTGTGCTCTACTGCACCTTGCGATATACTATACACTTTGTAGAAATCGTTAACAACATATTTTTCAACAGTGCTAAGAAAAGTACCGTTATACATATTATAGTATCCAGCTCGAATAGCATTGTTTACTTGACGTGAATAACCCAAACCCTGTTGTAAAGGTGTAAATGCATCGTTAGCACTATTAGACGATCCTCCTTGTAAAGCGGTACTAGTTGCGCCTGCAATAGTTTGATCCAAACTCATTACTTGTACGCCAGAATTCCATGCCCCCGCTGTTATAGCAGTTGTATTGTTTATTCCAGACACAATAGTGGTAATAGGGTTGCCCTCACCAAAGGTTGTAGTAGCAAAGTTTGTACTATCCGCAATGGTTCCTCCACCACGAATACTTCCTTGACGGTTATCGACCCCGCTAGGTAAGCCATCTATATAGACACCGGTTGTTGGGACGGCAGCTGTAAGATCTGTAATAAAAGCCATGATATGATCCCCATATAATTAACTATATAAAACCCTAGTATCCTAGAAATTTAATCCTACCCTATAATAGAATTACACCAAACCCTTTTTAACATCCATGATTGATTTATACTTTGTAGATCCCACCATACCGTCTACAAAGCCGTATTTTACGGCATCTTGAGCGGTCAACCACCAGTCTTCTTTGGATTCTAGTTTTCGTCTAATATAATTTCTAGTTTTAGACTTACTCATACCCTTAAAATGATCCCCACTTCCTACACAGACCGTAGTATATATATCATACATGTGAGATTTACTTACTCTGGAAAGTTCATAATATGATTGAACTTGCTTTACCGTACCTGAAATTTCTTGTTCTCCTTCATGAATTAGCCAATAACAATTAGGCATCGTTAAACGTATGCCCTTTTTATATGCAGCCTGCGGAATTAGACTGCCCATTGAAGCTGCCATGCCGTGACATACAAAAATAAATGATGCCGCACTTTGCTGTATGGCATCGTATATCATCATCCCACTTTCCCATTCTCCACCCGTACTATGCTGGTGTATTATAATAGGATTAGCATTCATACTTTCTAATATACGAAGATTTTTTAAGAACCTATTAGAAAGTCTGCCATCTATCCCACTATCTTCCTCTTCATCCATATATCCATGCAAAAATATCTCCCGTGTAGACACAATCAGATCGTTATCATGCGCCTCCGAGACACTTGAATGTAAAGTCCTATTATTCCTGCTCGTCATTTTCGTTTTCGTCCGTTACATGAGTAACCATTGTATCCCTTACGTCCTTCATCACATCTCTATCGACAAACATTTTTCCTACTGCTATTCTAAAACGGTATGGCGTTAAAATATCTAACGCTTCTATACCGGGTTGTTGTCCAATCACCTTGTAAAAATCTTCTGTAAGTTTAAAATTAGAATGTCCTACCCAAAGTTTAAAATGACTACTCGCCTTAGTTTGTTCTGTTAAAGGAAGTATGCCAAAGGGAGTAACGATACTCCTAATGTGGGATACAGAATGGTCTACAATTTCTAAGTCTTCATCTATACCTTCTTCATTCGCTAATAGTTCTTGCATTTCTTGAATTTCTTCTTCAAGTTGACTATCTTCTTGCTCGAAAGCGTCTATCCACTTTTCCCAATATACGTCATAACCACTAGGAAGGGGTAAATTAGCCATGATCATACCTCATACTGCTATAGGACCGAAATCAATTTTCGAATGTGGATTATAATTTTTTAAAATAGCGTTCTCACTACTCCATGTGTAAATAGAATTGTAGTCTCCCAAGTCTACGGTTGGAAGCGATGTAGGTTGGCGTTTAAGTTGTTCTCTTGCTCCATCTATTTGATTCTCATAAATGTGACAATCGGCAAATGTACCTTGTAATACACCGGGAGAAAGATCGGCTTCTTGAGCTAATAAAAGTAATAGGGTTGCGTAGCTAGCGATGTTAAATGGAACACCTAACATTAAGTCACAACTTCTTTGATGCCATAATAAATTAATTTTATTTCCTATCACAACCACATTCCATAAAACGTGACATGGTGGTAATGCCATACTATCGATTTGGATAGGATTCCAAGCCGAACATACCATCCGCCGATTTTCTGGATCGTTTTTAAGTGTTTCTACGATATTTTTTAATTGATCATAACCATTGAAAGAACCGTTATCATTCTCATCATATACCTCATTAAATCTACGCCATTGATAACCATAAATTGGACCTAAATCGTTATCGTCATCATTAGTGGGATTTGACCATTCATTCCAAATATTACAATTTCTTTCTTGATACCATCTCTTTGAAGTAACCCCCTTAATAAATCCTTCCAATTCAACCCACATACTTTTATATACCATTGTTTTTGTGGTCAAAAGAGGAAAACTCCCACACATATTATGTTTAAATATTTGTCCAAAGGTAGTCAATGCACGAAGTCCGGTGCGTGTTTCTTTCCAATATCCCTGAATGAGTGTGTTTTGTACTAAGTCTAAATATGCTCTCATGACTTAATGCCTTTCAATCCAAATACATCTGAAGGATCAACAGCTAGCTTAGCGCCCTTGAGAAATTTCAATTTATCTGAATTATTTTCATAGAATAGACTTTTCCATTCTTTAATAACTTCTTTAGCAAAGTTTTCTTTCTGTAGATCTTCTTCTGCCCATAATTTTAAGGCCTGAATGAAGTACTCTGCCAA